TTTGTTGAATTTATGGGTTATAAAAGACTTGAATACCTCCGCAACCCAAGGTAATATACAGACAACCTAAAGGAAAGGAGGTGCATCCGATGAATTTGGATGATTTGGTTTCTAAAATAAATAAGCTGAGTAAAGTTGTTCGAGCCCTTACTCAGCTTGCATTGGAAATCGGAACGCTCGTAGCGGTTATCCGATTCATCATCTTATGATGATGGCTTGGGGGAGGGGTCCACCTCTCTCCCTTGCTTCTCAAAATATACCACACGATTGGAGGTCTTGTCAATGAAACGGTTATGTGTTTCAGTTTCGGTTCTGGCTTTTCGGATAGCGGAGTTGCTTATCGTGGTTTCTGGTCTGCTTCTCCTGCTTTCCAGAATGTAGCCGGTCCGTCCGGGGCAGTGCATCTGCTCCGGCTCTAACCCACCGATGTCTGGTCCCAAGTCCAGAAGGCGGAAGCGTGAGGGGAGCGAAGGACAATGCCATGTCTGAGTGATGTCTGACAAGTTTGCCTGGTTTTTAATGTGAAAGCCTTAAAGGTAGGAGGAGTTATTGGTTTTGCCGATTGCCTATCGCAACTCGTTGATTTTGTTTCCTGCGTTGCAGAGAAAGGGTTAGGTGATGTGTAGCCGAGCACGAGGTCTTATCTGGTGTACCGTAACACTGGACGCTCTCTCCAGTCGGGCGAGACCGATGGGCGACATGGCTTATTGTTCCTTTTTGAAAAACGGCGATAAATTTCCGGCGGTAAAACTCCGGCGATAAAATCTGAAAGGATCTGGTAAAATGATTTATATTGATAAGTGCCGCACTGACCTCGGTGTTACCGTGGATGAGTGGGCGGTTGATGATAGATGTCGGTTCTCTGATTCCGGCAAGGTCGGCATAGGGACTGGTGTTCGTGTGCTCGATGTTACTGACAAGTTTGGCGATGTTCTGGTTCGCCTTGTGATTTCGGATTCCTGCTCTGACAATGTCAGCAGGTTCTCCTGCAGGGAGGTGTTGTCTCATGAATAAAGAATTGCTTGAGCCGATCATGCGTGCTCACGGAGATAAAAACAAGGACTTGGCTGCGGCCATTGGTATGTCCGTTCCGAACTTCTCCACCATCTGGAATGGTCGTGGCGAGTTTGCTCTGAAGTATATCCGTCTCATTGCCCGGAGATATTCTCTTACCCCGGAGCAGGTTTATAAAATCTTTATCTTTCCGCAGGGGTAATCATTGCCCCTGCTTTTTCTTTGGCTTCCAAATCTGCCCCATTTAGGCAATAAAAAAGACCCAGTGGGTGTTTGTTCCACTGGGTTGCTTTTCGTCTTATTCTGGCTGTCACGGTGCGCCACGCTCTGGGTTCTGCGTTGCGGTGTTCCCGACATTTATGTCGGTCACATCGTCCGGGTGCTTACCCCCTTTAGAACCCCCTCTGCGGCACATCATACCTCCACTCTTTTTATAAGTCAATCGCCAATTACAGAAGTTCGTTGACCTTCTTCTGCACGGCTGCGTAGTCGTATCCGGCTGCCTTCAGCTTCTGCTTTCTGGTTTCGCCGTTGCCCCACTTACCTGCGATCACTTCCTTGGCTACCTCAGTAACGCTTTTCTGCGGTTTTACTCCAAGCTGTGCATTGACCTCTTTCTGGACTGCATCGTAGTCATATCCGGCTGCCTTGATGCGGTTCTTTCTGTCATCGCCATTTCCCCACTGTCCTGCAATGACTTCCTTGGCGATTTCTGCCACGCTCTTTTTCGGTGCGGAGGTTGCTCCTGCAAGGCGGTTCACTTCTGCCTGCACCGTTGCGTAGTCATATCCGGCAGCAGCCAGTCTATTCTTGCGGTCATCTCCGTTTCCCCAGTCTCCTGCGAGCACTTCCTTTGCCACCTCAGTGACGGATTTCTTCTCGCCCTGGTTCTCTTTGGTTTCCTCTCCGTAGTAGTAGTCCATATCTACCTTGCCATCGATGCCGCTTACTGTTCCGGAACTGGTGTACTGGTGGAATGCGCAGTCATAGTCCGGAGATCCTGTGTAATCTGCGAGCCAGTACACATACTTGGAGAGCACTTCGTCCGAATACATATTTCTGTGGTAGTCGATGTTGGAATAAACACCTGCCTTGTATCCGTGGCTTTCCACGTACTCACAGAATGCCTTTGTGAATGCGATGCACTCATTCTTTCCGAGGGTCACTCCCTTTGCCTTGGCTTTCTTTACGGTGTCGTACTCAAAATCGTAGAATACGATCACATCTTTTCCGAGACCTGCCTGCTCCATCTGCTTGATGCAGAATGCCGCCTCCTGCGCTGCCTGCTCTGCGTTGATCGCATAACTGAAATGATATACTCCCTTGATTTCGATGCCGTTCTTTCTGCAGCCTTCCACATACTGGCGGAACTTTGCGTCTACCGTCTGTGCGTATCCTTCACGAAGGATTGCGAACTTGATGCCGTCTGCTGCTACTCTGGCAAAGTCTACATTGCCCTGCCAATATGAAATGTCCATACCTTTGATTGCCATATTTGTTTCCTCACTTTCTGTAATAAAATAGGGCAGCCTACTGGCCGCCCTGCTGCGTATGTTTCCTGTTACTGTTCCTCGGTATCATCCGAAGCACCGATGTTGGCGGAGTCGGTCAAGCCTTCCCCGATGATGTAAGCCACCACGGACGCTCCTGCCATAATCAGTGCAGTTACCTGCGTTGCCGTGTTATCTGTTCCGCCTGTGGCGAGGATCATCATTGAGACGAATGATGCCACTGCCGTCCACAGTTTTCTGCTTGTGAGTTTTCTTACCCAGTCGATTTTCTTCATTGCTTTGTCCTCCTGTTATACAATTTGTTTTAGTGCCTGTTCGTTCAGAAAGTCCTTCTGTTCATGTTTGACCTTCTGAGCGTAGTCGAGTGCTGCGTGCATATCCCCATTGCAGTGTGCGTCCGGGATTCTCTGCACCGCTCTGGCTGTCGCTTCTCCGAGTGCCAGGGAAGCATTGACGCAGTTGATGATGCAGAGTTCATTCTTCTCTCGGATCTGCTCTCTGGCATCTACTTCCTTCTGCCGTTCTTCCCGCTCTGCTTTTTCCTTGTCGGCACGCTTCTGTATGCTCTGCTCGATGAGCCAGAAAAAGAAGCCAGTCAGTGCCGATGGGATACTCGCTGCCACGATGATTGCTGTCACATCCATGCGCTGCACCTCCTCTCTAAAAAGACCGCCCTGTCCGGACGGTCCTTAATTCTGATTTAATTTCTCACACCGCTTGCATGGGTACTGCGTCATCGGTATGTGGTAATTTGTGCAGTGGGCACAGGTGCCGCTTTCCTTGCAGTCGAGGTCACATTCTTTCATGTGCTTATGGCAGTACCTGCTCCCATGTGCGTGGGTACATTGGAAGTTATTTTGCCTTGGTTTCTGCCTTGTACTTCTCGCCTGTGATTTCCTCGTACTCTGCTTCATCAATAGTTCCCTTCTCCACTCTGGCTGCAATCTGTTCCTTTGTCAGCCTGCCTGCGGTATAAAGTCTTTTCAGACTGTCGATTAATACTCTCATTATAACAATCCCTCCTCGATAAGCTGTGCGGTGTAATCATCAATCGCCTTGTCGGTGTTGATCTGCTTGATGGATTCCAACATCTGGTATTCCGATACAGTGATTTCCCTGCTATCGCACTCCCAGTCGGTGTAGGCTTCCATGCCCTCGGTTGCTTCGTGCTGCACTTTCTCGATGTTCTTTCTCTGGATGTAGATGCCGTCAGCCACAAGCTGCAGCTCCTGCGGCTCCTCGGAGCATCTTTCCTTGGTCCATTCCTTCATGGTTCTGCCTCCTTTTGATTTTTGATATTATTTTCTTAAGCCGGCCCACATGGATATAAGGTTTTATCCTGCTCTGGTAACAGTCGTATGTGTCCGTGCAGGTAAACCATCCCATGTACGACAGCATGGCTTCGATGTGTCTGTGAAAGTATCCACGGTTCGCTTCCTTTGACCTCTCCATCTTCTTTGCCAACCGTGTTGCGGATAGCATGATGTTCTTTCTGATCAGCGTCTTGTTTCTGTAAAATATAAAACCCATGAAGTCCAGTGCCCTACCTATCTTCCGCTTGCCCTTCTCGTAGTAGAATTTGCATACCTGGTAGTTGTGCTTCAGCTTTAATCTGAAACGCTGACCGAGCATCTTCCTTGTCTCCACGATGGCTCTCTGGAGGACTTTCTTGCTGCTTGCGAATATGACGATATCGTCCATGTACCTTTGCAGTTTTGGCAGACCGAGCACCTCTGTGATCAGTCGGTCGAGTGGTTCTAAGATGTAATTTGCCAACCACTGGCTGATGTAAAACCCGAGAGGGATTCCTTTATTAAATCCCTGTAGGCATAATCCGATGATGTATAAAAACCAGTCATCCTTGATTCGGATTGCCAGTTCCCTCATCAGAATTTTCAGCCGGATACTATCATAAAAGTGCCGGATATCCATCTTTGCGAAGCACCGTGTTCCCTTCGGGTCATGCAAAAGCCACCGCTCTATCTGTCTCTTTCCGTAGTGTGCTCCACGCTTTGGGAACGAACCGCAGGAGTATGGATAGGCTGTGGCTGTGATGATTGGCTCTAATACCAGAACGATGATGTGATGCAGCCATTGTTCATGGATTTCCGGCATATAAATTTTTCGTCTTTTCCCATGTTCGAAGATGATCTTCGGGGTTCTTTTCTTTGGTTTGTATGCCAGTTCCGGGTGTGGGACGTCCACTCCCTCCGGCTTTGTGTTTAGGATCATGTCGTACATTTTCTGCACCTCATCATCGAGGTGTGCGTCTATGTACTGGATCTCTTTTCTCTTGGTTTTTCCTTTGCGTAATTTCTTATATGCTTTCCGAATGACATCATCCTTCAGCATTTGTTGATACAGATATTTGTACTCTTTGTGACCGTGTTCCGGTTCATTACGCAGATGGATTTCTGTGTGTGTTTTTCGCATTCTGCTGAGTACTCCTATAAGATATTTTTTCTTCTATCTCCTACGCACGGCAGGTGCGACCGCTTTACCGTGCGTCCTGTGTCGGACTCATTTCCACTCATCTTCCCAGTAATGGTGAGTAAACCTTGTTTCAAAGGTCAGCGGTGTAGGAAGCAGGACTGCTTTGGGTTGTTATTCCGTTTAAGATAGAATAAGGCGGCCCCGATGTTCCAGTTGGCATTCCCGGCAGTGTTGTTCACATTCAAGTAGCGCAAACCATCATTCGTACCGTTGTTGCAATTACCGAACCGAAGGGCGACCGCCCGAGGTGACGCAGTCCTGCGCCCCTGTTATTCTTCCTTACGCTATTAAAATCCGATTTTGTTCCACTGGGGGAATTCTGCTGACGCAGACCCCCAGACCCCCTATCACGGTGTCTTGCTTACGCTGCGACCCCGACAGGTGGTAAAAGAAGGACGGCGGCCCCGA